AGGTTGAATATTTTACTATCATTATTGTTTAATTCAAAACTCGAGAGGGCTAAATTTGCTGAACCTGTTAATGAACTCAAAATTATAATTGGAATAGTTAAACAATAATATTTTTTTTTGAAAATATTGTAGCATCTAAAATGTAATATAGAATATATTTGTGACGTTTCGTAAATCTTTAATAAAATATTTTCATTATCATTTGACCAAATGTGTATATTGTTATGATGTATCAAATCGTTTAATTTGTGATTTTGTAAAATATTGTCATTCATTCTTTAAAAAATAAAAATACAAAATAAATCAATTATAATTTTTCTATATTTATTTGTTTTTTATATTGTATTTTTTCTGGACGTTTATAACGATTCTTTTGATAATATTTCCTATCTCTCAATTCATCTAATATTAATTCTTTATTCAACTTGCCACTAAAAAATTGTTTCTCTTGCATTTTTTTTTGAAAATAATTTATATCATTTCTGTATAAGTCTGGATATTTATTATAAACTTTATTTAATAATTCATCTGTTTTTGGAGTGAATTTGAAAATAAAATCTATATCTTCGTTAATTAATGCTTCAAATTCATCATCTTCGTATTTTTCTAAAAATAATTTAACTTTTTCTATATCTTTTAAACCTCGGTCATTATATAATATATTTTTTCGTATAAGACCTCTTGAATCGGACAGTCCGCGATTTGAAGATAACATTTGTTTTTATAAAATGAAAACATATTTTTAAAAAATTATACTTTTGATTTCATATCAACGATTTTTTGTTTATTATCTTTTTTCCGTGGTATTTTTTTTTTATTATCCAAATCATTTAAATCTAATTCTGGAATTTGATTTGCTGTTGAAGAACTGCTATCACTTTTCTTTAACGATATAACAGGTGAACGCATTGATGAAGACGATGAAGATGATGAAGACGAAGATTTATATTTTCTTGGTGTTTCCATGCTTTCTTTTTCATCTTTTGGATCTTTTGATTCGGAGGGGTCACCCGACCCTAATTTTGCATCGTCAAATAATTCATCTCTTGAAAATGATTTTAATATTGTTTTTTTAACAGTAATGTCATATAGTCCTCTATCTAATGTATTTAAACCTCTGTTTTTTGATAATCCTCTGTTACTTTCTTGTAAATTTCTTGTATTGTCTAACATTATTTTATTTTAAACAAATATATTTTTTTTTAAATTAAATTTAATAAGAGCTACTTCTGTTGTAGCCGTACATCGGTGCTACAAAATTTGTATACAAATAATGTGATGCTACGGCACTTGAACCAGATGAAATTAATAAATTTGTCATTCCCATATCAGAAGCAGCACCGTTTGCAAAGACTTCCAACATAGCATAATTGCTTCCATAATTTGCACCCACGTTTAAAAGGGCTGAAGCAGGAGATGCAAGTTTTTCACTCACGTGTAAAGCTGGAAAAACGGTATCATGAACCATATCAGCAACCAAATATGATAAACCAGAAAAAGTTGACATAATAATTGGAGCAGACATTGAACCTAATATGTTTGTTTTCAGGTTATTGCCCCCGAAAAAGTATGAATAAATTGGGTATGAGACTATTGCTGATGTTCCGAATTTAACTGCGTGTTCCATTTTTAAAGAGTATTGTATATTTTATTTAAATGAAATAAAAAAAAATTTAATTAAAAAAAAATATCTTTATTTTATTGTTTTGTTTTGTTTATTCTTTCATATCAAAATTTATTACACTTTGAGATACAGAAGGATGAGTATTTTTTGTATCAACTTGTACTGGTTGTGTATTTTTTGTATCAACTTGTACTGGTTGTTCTGTTGATGAATTTTCAACCTGATTCTTAAGGCTTTCTTCATAATTTTTTATTGAATTGAGCATTTTATTTACTGAACTTGTTCGCATTATTAATCCACCAGTTAAAAATAATACTTTTTTTTCAGGTGTCATTGAGCCGAAATCTGCGTACATCAAATTTAAAGTTTCTAAAGTATCAAGTAATTCGTCACTCTGTCTTGCATTTGCTGATAGACCGTTTAGATCCATGTATCTCTGAAATTTTGGATGTTTTGTTAAATTTTCTAACATCGATAAAATCATAAAATAACTTTCATCTATAATTTTGCTTCCATTTTTATTTTGAATTGCACATTTTAATTCTGTCAATAAATCTTCTAATTCTCCTATATCTAATATTTTCAAATGACTTGGATTTAAGTTAAAACCAAGACTTGATAAAAAATTGGCAAATCTTGAACTATCTCTAAATCTTGATATTTGAATAATAAGCTCACTTGTCCTTTTAATTTCCTCCTCTGTTTTTCTATGTCCTATTTTTTTTAATATTTTTTTACTTTCAGCATAGTCACTTGGTGAACCTTTCTTTAAAGGTGGCCGAAATTGATTATTATTATTTTCATCCTCTTTTGCCTCTAAAATATCATCCAATTTAAAATCTTGCGATAAATCAAATGTTTCCATTTTTTTGTTATGTATAAATTAATTTTATATATAACAAACACTATTTATTTTTTATAAAATTTTGATATGTTTTTTTTGATTTTCTGTTGAATATTCTGTAATTATGTTTAAATTTTTCATTTATTCGGGTTTAGGAGCGGGAACATAATTTTTACCAGTTACTTTGCTTCTCATTGTATCTAATGATTTTTCAGCAGATGAACGTTTATCTGCAATATCACTATTTTCAAGATATGAATCAAGAACTCTCATTCCTTCACTTTCTTCTGCTCGTGCCTTCATAATTTTTGAAACTTTTAATACTGCAGATAAATCTTTGCCGTACAACTGTTGCAAAAGGATGTCATTTGAAACTGCTTTTGCTGCTGCCCTGATATATTTCGTTTCAGCATTTGCAATTTGCTCCAAATCTTTGTCAGCATCTTTAAATGTGGTTTCTCCAATCTTCTTTAATAGTAAAATAGACTCTAAAACGGTACTACTTGTATCAGTAATATCTTGTGAAGTAGAACCAGCAAGGTTTTTATATAAAGATTGTAGTTCAGCCATTTTTTATTTGTTGTGTTGTATTTATTATTAAACAAATAAAAAAAAATTTTATTTTTATTAATCAAAAAAAATATGTTTATTTAAGATAAAAATGTATAATAATCGAGGACTTAGTAATAGATCTATTCTAAATACAACAAGAGACCCTTTAAAATTCAACGAAAAAAATATACAAGGTGTAAATCGGGCTTTAAAGGATATTGTTAAGTCAAAAATCCATAAAAGTTTAAAATATGAACTAATGAATGGGCACGAAAATTCAAAATTGGAAAGTGACAATAAAGAAACAAATAAATTATTGGTTGATATTGGTTTAACTGAAAATAAAATTGTATCTGCTGATTTATTTGAAGTTGATTTGATAAACAATATTGATATACCAAGACAACAAGTTGCAAGTGATGAAACTGAAGAAGTGCCTGTGTCATCCGACACCGTTGAAATTGAAAGTGAAGAAGAAGAATCGACAGATGCCGATGAAGAAGATGATGATGTAATGCAAGATGTTAAAGATAAAAATTATAACACATTTTTAGAAAAATATAACAATATGATTGATAATATTGATATAAATAAAGATTTTATAGACGAATATAAAGATAAGTTAAATGCAAAAATACAAGAAATTAAAAATCTCAATATTATTAAAAATTATACTAGTGAACAAATGTTTATAAAAATGTCAAATATTTTATTAGCATTTTTACAAGACAAAGAAGACTATACTCAAAAATTAGTAGATAAAAATAAAAAGAAAGAAAATTATGAAAATAACAAAACATATAATAAACACAAGGATAATTTAATTGCTATTAAAAATGATATTGCTGATATAAAAATATTTTTAAAATAAATACTAAAATATTTTGTAATAATAAAAATGACGTTAATTAAACCAAGTACCAATTCATCCAAAAAATATATGGTCAAGGTTATAAAAGATGAAAAAGTACATTTAATCCATTTTGGTGCAAAAAATTATAAAGATTACACTATATATTCACAGGAATTAAGTAAAGAAGAAGCAGATAAGAAAAAGAATGCATATATTGCCAGACATAAAGTAAATGAAAATTTTAATGATTATTTAACTGCAGGATTTTTTGCTGTTCATGTTCTTTGGAATTTACCAACTGTTTCTGCATCTTTAAGAGATACAATAAAAAGATTTAACTTGAAACTGGAACCATTTGATAATTGAAATATATTAACTTACATTAAATAAATATTCTAAATTAAGTCATCAAATCAAATGAATCAATTCATTTAATTACATCATTATATTTATATATATTAGAAAAGACTCAAAAAAAGCTCTCACTTAAAACACCGACTTATTTTATAAAACTTATAACATATAAATATTTAAAAATCGACAAAAAATTCATTTACAACTTTTCGTCTATTTCTATTGCTTTTCCTCAATTGTTCTTGTTTCTCTTCGTCTTTCTTTTCTTCTATTTCTAATTCATCTTGTTCTTCATTTAATTTATTTTGAACTTCTTTTTTACCACTTAATTCTTTTATGTGCTTTTCAGGATCGTATACTTGTTTAAAGTTCAAATCTTCCCTATCTTTATAAGTTTTAGTTTTATTTAAATTTTCCATATCAACATATTGAAGTTCATACCTGTAAAACCATCTATCTTCGTATTCATGAATATTTATCTTATATTTTTCTATATCGTGTTCGGTATTTATCTCAATAACTTGATATATATCTTTTGACCAGTTTCTAATTGCTCGTTTCTTATGTAATATTCCTTTTTTTCTAACATCTTTTAAGGCGAGTGATGATACTCTAATATTATCGCCTTCTTCTAATTGCGTTTCTTGCTCTTCTTGTTTTTTTAAATTATTTTGAACCATTTTCTCTCCATTTTTTTTTATATTTTCATAAGCAATTTGATTTAAAATACTAAATTTAACATCTCTATGTCTATGCAATTGAAACGGTGTGTACTTCGTTGTGCTATGTTTAGCAGAATTGTAATTAAAAACTAAAAACTGTAATTGTGCTATATAATTTTTGGTATCATATTGTGCTAAATATGCATAAATCATATCTTTTAATGTTTTATTTACACGTTCAACTTGCCCGTTTGCTTGTGGGTAATATTCACGTGTTTTTCGTTGCTCAATATTAAATCTCAAACATAATTCAGCCATTTTTTCGTTTATGAATTCAGGTCCATTATCAGATGAAATTATCTTTGGACCACCTTCGTTCAGATATATATTTTGTAATTCATATGCTACACTCTCTGCTGACTTATTTTTAAGAGGTCTTGACCATAAAAATTTAGAATGGACATCTATAATATTTAAAACAAACGTAATTCCATTATTCATCTTTGATAATGCTGACATATCTATCAAATCCATCTCATGGTGGATCATCGGCTTTTCAACTACAATTGGTTGCAATATTTTTATTGAAGTAGGCAAAGTCAGTTGTTTCACTTCTTGGTTTTTTATAAAGTTTGAAACATCTAATCTTGAAATATTCAAAAACTCTTGTGATAATTTTTGGTGAAATGAATAACCTGAACGAAAACCATTTGCCATTACATGTGGATAATATGCCGACATTATTTTATTTTTTTCTTCGAAGGGACTTCGTCCATCATTTTCTACAACTCGTAATTTAATTGGTAAATCTATATCAAATAAAGCATTATGTTTTTCATCTTTGTAATTTTTCTTTAAATCTTCCTCGCTTTCAATTACTAAATAAATATGATTATCATCTCCAAGTGTAAAAATATCAAACAGTTTTCTAAATCGCCATTCTTTCATATAGGTGTTCAACCTTTCTGGTAAAGTTTGATTTTTCAAATATTGTTTAACTTCTTCAATCAGTTCAAGATTCCATCGAATATTTTGGATGCTCTTCCACTTAAACACCATTTTTATTTCTATGAAAACATTATTTATTTTTTTTATTAACATTTATACAAGATGTTTTTGACATATGTAATTGTTTTATTTTGTAAATTGTTGTTATAATTCTAACTATTATAGAAGGATATATTTATATTTAATTGAATTAAATTAACTTACAATAACTAACCATTTCAAAATAAGTCTTCATTTTAAATGAACACATTCATTTAATTACATCATTAATCTATATATATTAGAAAAGACTCAAAAAAACCTCTCATTTAAAACACCGACTTATTTTTAAAACTTATATTATATAATATTATTATTGTGAAATTTTAAAATATCAAAATTATTTGATTTTATATGTTTTTCATTTATAATTTGTTTTTCTTCTTCATTTGTAATTTGATGAATGTTTCCATTATTTAAAACAACAATCATACGGTTTTTTTCATTACAATCATTTTCGTTATTGACATTTTGAATTTTAATTCCAGTTTTTTCATATAGTTCATCAAGTGCTAATATTTCACTAAATTTGTCTTTATTATAATTATTAAAAATAAAGTCCATGTCATTTTTAATCTGTTCTTCTGTGAAAAATAACTCATTTTGGTTAATAGTTAAATTTAAATTATTGATATCCAAAACATTTTGAATGTAATTTTCAATAAATATCATTTGATTATTTTTGTTATAATCAATTGTTATAAAAAACACTTTGTTTAATATTTTATTTATAAAATTGACAATAATATTAAAATTTTCTTTATAATTAGTTTCATCTTTGATTTGAGATTTATTTTGTTTGATTTGTTGATTGTTAATATTTGACAATTTTTCAGTTATAATATCTCGTTGTTGAGTTAAATCAATCATTTTATTTTTAAATTCAAATCTTTCGTTTTTATAATTTTCAAGTTTCATTTTGAGTTCATTAATTTCTTTATTCAATCTATCTTTACAATCTTTTCGTTTCGTTTCATTCAATTTAATTTTTTTTTTCATAATTTTTTGAGTTTGTGTTTTTATTGATTTATCTGTAACTTGATTAAATTGTTTGATGTTAAAATTTCCAATTTCTTTTCTTAAATTTTCTAAAATAATTTTGAACTCTTCTTTTTCATGTAAAGTATTATTATATGTTTTTATAGATTGAGAAACAACAAAATCATCAGGTTTAAAATTAGTAATTATATTTAAAATTACATCTTCAACATGAAACAAAGATTTCAATAATTGTTTATTTTCATTTATAAATTTAACTATATTTTCAATATTAAATTCTTTCTCTCCAAAATCACTTATATTATTAAAGTTCAAACATTGAATCAGTATAGTTGCGACATACAATTCATATAAATACAATTTTGGATTCAATCTTTGTATATTTCTTTTCTCATTATTGTTATTTAAATTTTTATAAATTTCATACTTTTCAATCTCTTTCTGCATTTGTTTTAAAACTGTATCAAAATTATTTTTATCATTATCAAAATTCAATAAAGAGTGATTTTTATATTTCCATAAATTAGAAAATTTATTTAAAAATTGTATATTCTTTTCATTTATCTTATCATTTGTAATATTATAATTTTTACAAATTAAATATTTACTAATTTTACAATAATCTTCATTTGTTTTTTTGTTTTTTTTATCTAATAACAAATACTGTTCTGTTGATATTATTTCAGACTTTAAAATATTTTCTAAATGTTGTTTTTTTTCTTCATTTGATAAATTAATTAAAGTTAATTTTAGACATTCATAAAATATATATTTTTTATCATCGGCGTCATGGATATCATAATGCTTATAAATTGCTCCTTCTTGTTTATCTGTTAATTCAAAATCATCATTTATATCAAAATCTTCCTCATAATAGTCATCAATTAATTCATCAATATATGAGATGTGTCCTTCTTGATAATTAACAACATTAAAACCATGCTCTCGTAATATAAAATTCATAACATTATCAAAATTTATAATGCAATGATTTTTAATTTGAGTAAAATTGACAAAAAACCAAAAATAGTCATCTTTAATTATTTCATTTGTAAATGTGTTACGATTTAATTTGACCTTTTTTGATATATTATCTTTTGTTTCAATTTCGTAAATTATATCACTTTTTGATATTGAATATTTTTTATTGTTGTTTTTTTCAATACAAATATAGTTAACATTACTTTTGATATTTCTACATCTCATGTTCATTTGTGATGATATTAATGCTTCACCAACCATATTAGTATAATAACAAAAACGATTATCAAAATGAATATCATTAAAAGATGTCCCTGCACTTATACTTGGACTATAAGCAACAAAATCAAAATTAATCCATTTGTTTACATCAATATTCTCTTTACATTCAGCAGTAATAATTCCAAATTTTTTATATTGAAATTGTCTTTTTAAATATTTACAAACACTTAATAAAAATGCCTTTGAATTACAGGAGAAAATACATTTTTCATTATTTTTAAGTTTTTGAAACATAATCATAACTAAATGATGTTTGTCTTTGATATTTACAAATGTCTCGTTATTTTTTTCAAATGGTTTATATGTATTTAATACAGAAACATATGTACCATTATCTTTTCTTACATTTTTAATGAATTCAACAGTTGCTGAAGTTAGATTTGCATCAAAAATATTTAAATAACGAACACCTCTAATATAATCTATAAATTTTGACCAACAGCATTCAACATTCTGTTTTTTTATATCAAAGATTTTAGTTGCAACACTTTGAAATTCATCTATATAAATTTTATCAACATATCCATAAATTCTATGAAGAGAATCTGGTGTTGTGATTAAATGTTTATAATTTATTCTATATTGTTCAGTTGTATCAAATTCGCTATATAATTTAAATGAACCAATACCTTTCTGATTTAAATCTTGTTTAATTTTATCGCATAATGCAATACCATTTGCTACGATAAGAATTCTTTCATTTTTGTGTTTTTCAATATCTCTAAACATAGCTTGGGTTTTATGTGTCATCATAGCAGATTTAATGAATAAACAACAACCTTCTTTTTGAGTATCATTTCTAAAAGTATCTAAATCAGGCATAACAGGAGTATCAATTAAAATATCATGTGGATATTCATTTACATCATAATTAGTAAATTCGGGTTGTTTCATATTATTATCATCGTTAATTTCTATATTCCATTTCTTCATAAAATTTATCATAGTCTGTTTATCGTTACATTCTTTTATCCAATATAATAAACTTTTCCAAGTATATTTGTTTTTTTCTCTATTCAAATTTTTACATACATTATTTACTGATTTCTCATTATATTTATTTTCGTCTAGTTGAGAAAAATAATGAATAATATTATTTCCATATCCTACTCCATGTAAACAAGAACAAGTTTGAAACCATGAAACAAATTCAGTTGCTCGTTGTTTAATCAAATCTAATAAGTCTTTTATCTTTTCTTGTTCTTCTTCACTCTGTAATGATTCTATCGTTTCATCATCTACAATATTAATTTCACCTTGTAATGGTAAGTCAAAACACCAATTTAAAACAAACTTTTCATCAATTTTAGTAATATTAGATACTATAAATTTTTCATATTCTTTATTTTGGTGTGCTTTTAAACTTGGTTCATGTGATTTTAAAGGTTTTAAATATCGTAATTCTCCAAGTTTAGTTGAACCTAACAATCGTAAAGTTCTATCATTACGGACTAAACTAAAATCTAAACCATGATTTTTAAAATTTTTTTCTTTGATATATTGCTCTAATTCTCTATAATATTGAATAAAATAATCATTTTGAATAATATTTCTAAAAACTATATGTAAAGATATTTTTATTAATGTTCCAGATTTATCATATTTACAAGCTTCAGTTACATAATATTCATTATCGATATAATGACTTGGTATTTTTTTTATTTTAAAAAACATCTTACGAATTTCTAAAAAATTATTTAACATACTTTCAGGTGTATATTTATGTCTTTCATTTTCTCTAATATTGCCTTTTTTTATTTCTTCTTCTATATCAAAATCATTATCATAAAATTCATAAAAATAATTTTGACTTAAAATAATTTCATGAAAATTTCTATCTTTTTTAGGCACAGTTAAACACCAATCTATAAAATCATATTTAGTTTCAAAAACAGTAAAATTATAAATCTTATTTTTTATGACTTCTCTTGATATTGCAAATTTGTAATTTGGATTACTTTTGATTATATTCAATATTTCTTGTTTGTTTTGATAAAATTTTTGACCATGATACATAGTATAATCTTTATTCATTTTATTTCCTAATTTTTCATATGGAGATTCAGTTCTAAAAATATCTAATTTATACTCTTCATCTTTCCATAAAGTTTTGCTTAATTCTAACAACATTTCAAAATGTAATTTTTCTCGTTGAATTAACCATTTACCATCCTCTTCTGTTTGTAAAAAATCGTTTGGGTGTATGGGTTGTAAATTAATTATTTCAGTTGCCTCGTCATCGTCATCATCGCTTGAAAAATCATCATGTATATCATAATATTTAATAGTAGTTAATTGTTCTGCCCTCTGGGCGAGTGAAGCGTGGATTTGTTGAGTTTCGTCTACTTGGTCTTCAATTTCATCTTCAATTTCCTCTTCAATTTCTTCTTCGTCTATAATACCTAATTCAATTAATTTATTTTTCATAATAATTTCATCTTTGTAACAACCAATATTATTAGTATTTAAATTTTGATAAAAATTAATTTGTTCTTTTGTTAAAATTTTCATATAATAATCATATTCAGTTTCGGAGGGGTCTGATGGAACATCCGTTCTCCCCGACCCTTCTTCTACTTGTTCTTGTACTTGTTCTTGTTCTTGTTCTTGTTCTTGTTCTTGTTCTTGTTCTTGTTCTTGTTCTTGTTCTTCTACTTGTTCTTGTTCTTCAATTTCTTCAGCAACATATGGTTCTATGGATTCTTTAATTGTTTTCTCTAATTTTTTAATTTGGTCAATAATAGAATGAATATGGTCATTATTGTTAACAGTTTCAATATGTTTATCTTCTTTGTTTTTTATTTGTCTTATTTGTTTTTTGTGTTGTTTTAATTTTAAATATTGACATTCTAAATAACGGATTACAGTATACGCGTCTTCTTGTAAATCATCACAGGTTAATTTTTCTAATTGTTCAATTGTCATATATTTAAAATAAGTCAAATCAACTTTATGAATATTCTTTAAAATTGGCACTTCAATTTTTGGTTTAGGGTTATTAATTTTTTTCAAAAAATATCTTTTACGAATTTGTAATTTCGATATTTGTTTTTTTAAAACAACAAATGCATCACTAATATTAATATAATCTATATGATTTGGATGTTTGTCATTTTCTAAATTTTCAAAATTAATTTCATAATTATCACCAAAAACTAACTTTAATAATTTATCATTTTGATAAATTTGTTTTAATTGTAATTTTAATTGAATTCTTCTATCAATTAAAATACTTAATTCATCTTGGATATCACTTATAATATCAGGTTCATCTTGGACTAGGAGGTGAGACTTTAGTAGAGGACTCATTGATTGTTCTTTAATGTAATTGATACACATCTTTATTATATATAAGTTATTTCTTTAAACCGTTTTATATAATATATAGATAAAAAAAAAATAATTTTTTTTCATTTTTATTTTTATTTTATTTTTATTTTTTTTTATTTTTTTATTTTATTTTTTTTATAATTTTTTATAAAAAAAATATATATATAATTTTAATTTTAATTTTAATTTTAATTTTAATTTTCTTCTGGATTAGAAACTTGTTCGTTTTTTTCTAATTTCAATTTATTAAATAGTTCAACAATTTCAGGTGTTCGTGCAAGTTCATATAAATACTGTCTTCTTTTTTTCCAAGCAACTTTATTTTGTGATGCCATTTTTTGTTTATGTTCTTGAAAATATTGTTTATTGTATTCATTTTTATGTTGTCTTGATAATTCTTTTTGTAATTCTATTTCCTCGGGTGTTTTCTCTGCTCTTAGAACTTTTTGTTGTTTTGCTAAAGTCACTTTTTCATAATATTCTTTATCGTATTGTCTTCTCTTTTCACGTTGTTCTTCTTTTTGTTCTTCTGTAATATATTTAGGAGTTCTTGTTTTTTTCTTAATTTGTGAAGGTTCAACATTAGTATTAATCATTATGTTTAATTCACTCATTTATGTATATAAATCAATTCTTTAAATCAGTTTTAATATATATAAAGAAAAAAAAATAAAATTCAATTTTTATATAATTTATAAAAAATATTTCGTAATTTATTTTTATAAAGTTTAGTTAAATAAGATATTAAAATAAGTCGCTATTTTAAATGAGAGGTTTTTTTGAGTGTTTTCTAATATATATAAATATAATGATGTAATTAAATGAATTGATTCATTTAAAATAACGACTTAATTTAGAATAGTTAGTTATTGTAAGTTGATATAATTCAATTAAATATAAATATATCCTTATATAATAATCAGGCACATAACAAAAGATATCAACAAAATGTATTCACATATGTCAATAACATCTTGTATAAATGTTAATAAACTTTTTTATCAAATATTAAATAAAATTGATATTATATTTTCAATAAAAATTATATTATATTTTCAATAATATAAAAATATGGATATTATTAAAACATTAAGAGAGCCAAGATTACATCTATTTGATATTGATATTTCAATATTTGACTTTAGTGGCACTTTGTTAATTTCTTATTTAATTGCTAGAAGATATGATTTAAATATCCCTCTTGTTATGTTCAGTTCAATTCCCCTCGGTTATTTAGCCCATGATTATTTGAAAATAGAAACTCCATTAACCAATAAAATCAATGATACAATTGGAAAAATATAACATCTCTTATAAAATGTTAATAAAAATATTAATAAAAATGTTAATAAAAATTGTGTCCTTTGGACGGAACGAAGTGATTAATAAAAATATTAATAAAAATTGTTAATAAAAATATTAATAAAAAAAAATAAAAAAAAATTATAATAAAAATTATAAAAAAAATAAAAATTGAATATTTTTTTCTTTACTATATATAAAACAATTTAAAGAACTAATCTTATATATAATAAAATGCGTGTTAGAGTAAATCCCAAATATATTGATGAGTTTAGAAAACTTATTCAAGGTATTCCAAAATGTGAATATAAAGAAAAAGTTGAATTGTAAAGAAAATAGAATATTAAAAGAGTTTAATGATTGGAAATATGAATATAAAAACTCTACATGTAAATATTATGATTATGTTATTTTTAATTTTGACAAATTGACAGAGCAAAGTATAAAAATATTAGAACAAATTTTTGATAAGAAAATAAATAAACAATCGTTATGGTATAAGCGCGAAGATAATAAAGATGTGTTAAATCCAGATATTAATAACGAAATTGTGCAACCAAAACATACAATTTATGTAATAACGAAGGGAAGATGGGATACTAATTATACAGTTAAAAGTTTAATTAAACTTGGAATTGAAAACTATAAAGTTGTAATTGAAAAAGAAGAGGTTGAAAAATATATAAATTCAGGAATTGATAAAAATAAAATAATAATATTTGATAAAGAAGACAAAGAAAATAAAAGTGGTATTCCAGTTAGAAATTTTGTTTGGAATTATTCAATCAGTAAAAATGAAAAATATCATTGGATTTTAGATGATAATATTAGAGGATTTTATCGATGGAATAGAAATAAGCGTTTTGAGTTAAAAACTGGATATTGTTTTACTCATATTGAAGAATATACAGAACAAAAAAATAATGTGATGCAAAGTGGTATGAATTATTTGTGCTTTAATAATGATATAGATTACAAAAGAGATATTGCAACGAAAAACACAAGAATATACAGTTGTATTTTGATTAAAAATGATATACCAAAATTAGAAGAAAAATGGAGAGGAAAATTTAACGAAGATACAGATTTATCAATTCGAATTTTAAAATTAGGATACGGCACATTATTATTTAATAATTATTTATGTGGTAAACAACAAACAGGAAAAATGAAAGGCGGCAATCAAGAATTATATAAACAATATTCACAAAAAGGATATGAAGATAAAACAATGTCTCTTGTTGACCAACATCCTGATATTGTAAAAACAACAGCAAAATTTAGTAAAGATTGTCACCATTCTGTCAATTATAAGCCATTTAAAAATAACAGTATTTCTGTTTAAAAAAATTATTATAAAATTATAAATATATTTTATATTTTAAAAAATATAAAATATTTCTGATTAATAAAAAACAAAATGGAAACTAAAAACATAATACTATTAGTAGGCGTTGGTGGTGCTGTGTATTATTTCTACGGCGATGAACTTAGACACATGTTCAATAGAGCACGAGAACCAACTGGCGTATATATGGGAAATTCACCATTACAAGAAACCAATATCAAGGGCAAAGATGGCAAAAATATTTATATGCGTGATATAGGAGACAATATAAATCCAATGACGGGACTGCCATCAAAGTGGCTATGGACCAACGATATTTATGGCTTCAAAGATATCCTTGCCCCTCAAAGACCTCCTCCAGATTATGCACCAGTTCAGCCTAAAACTTGGTCGAAATATTAAATCATTCATCGTTTATATAATTTTACTCATTTTTTCTAAAACTATTTTTAATATTTCACTATCTAAAATATCATCAGCATTTTCTATCTCATAATGATATATTATGATTAATTTTATTCCGTGTTCTCTGCATAAACGCGCCTTTAATTGATCTCGTATCAATTGGTCTTTAAAATGTTGTTCCGATTTATGAAAAAAAGGTGTGTATTTAACGTGCTGAATGCCCGAAAATTCTAAACCCATTTTTAGTTCTTCACAGAACATATCGATTTCTAAATTTCGTCCAGTTAAAACATTCTTTAACCAGTTTGGTCGAACGCATTTGAATTCTTTTTGAAAATAATTAGTTACTATCTTCCGAATTCTATTTTCGAACGATTTTTGATTGCATTTCACTTTTCTTTTCTGTCCGTTTTTATCATTGATATATAGTTTTTTTTCAACTGGTTCATAAATATCTTTTTCTAATTGTCTGTTTAATTGACTTTGAATAATTGTATTTTTAGCATCTTGATCTGTATTCACATAATTTAGCACACTTCCAAAAAATGATAACATAGTATTTTATATTATAATTTTTAATATAAAATATTTTATAAATTTAATTATTATTATGTTTCTACGAAACGAGAAAAGTGTTATGATTTAATTCAGGATAAATTGTTTTTTGAATTTCTAAACAAAGTCTATGTGCATTTTCTTCGCCATATTTGTTAATTGAATGTGATTTTGATTTTTGTTTTCCATCCATCATATAACTAAATATCCAGCAATTTTTGTGAATATAAATACTTCCACCTTTGAAACAAGGACTTTTTTTACCTAAATTTTTGCCTTTATTGTAGTCAGATATTTTTTGTTTAGTTTCTTCACTTAATTTTTTACCAAAATTTGAACTTTCTTTACCTGTATATTTTCCCTTTTTTGATTCTGACATTTTTTGTTTACTTTCTTCTGTGTGATATTTGCCATAAAAATTATGCTGTTCTCCTCCTTTTCCATGCATGTGATGACCTACACCATTTTGTGATAAAGAAAGATTGTATATTGTATCTCTCCCTAACTCTTTAATTTTTTCTTTTAAAATTTCAAATTCTCTCTTTTCTAATTCGTTTTTTGAATTGCATGGAAAATTTTCAATCAATACAATTTTAAATTCATCTACATTTTCTCTGTAAAAATCGTAAAATTTTCTATTTACATTCAAAAAGTTATTCAAAGCCTCTGATTTATGTTTATGAAACCTAATTCTTAAGTCAGTAGAACAACTACCAATATAGATTTTATCATTAATGGAATTAACAATTTGATAAATTTTCCCATTTTGATAATCAACTGACTTTCTCTGTCTTGGTTTTTCAACAATTTCAGTTGTCATTCTTTGTTATAATTTATTATATAATGTTATAAAATGTTATATAATATTATCTTTTAAATCAATTTTTATTTTATATTATAAATTTAATATAAAATAATTTTTATCGTTCATAATTTATAATACCATCATATAAATTTATATAATTTAATGTGCCATAAATGATATGACAATCGTTTGTAAATTCTTTAATAATTTTCACTAATTTTTTTATAGGTAATTCACATGTAAATTCCCATTCTGTTGCATCGAAAATGTTATCATCGCTTTTTATCATTTTATTTCTGAATCTTATTTCATTATTATTCAAAGTATTTATGACTTGAATAACATCATCAAATAATTCTGCTCTTGCTTTATATTGAAACATTTTCTTATATAATATTTTATTTTAAATATACAAAATATTTAAAATAAAGTTAATTTTTATTTTTATATAAATTATTTACTGAAGTCATTTGAACGGATGTGAGGTGAGAGACGAGCCTCACCGTCGTTCCATCAATATTGATGTAAAACGGAGGTTAATCTTTTCTTGTTTTGAAAGACGGTTTTGTATACAAAAATATAGGCTGAAATATCGACTGTGCCAGTAGTGCCAAAGACAGGTGAAGTAGTGGTTGCAATAGTGATGCTACTTGGAACAGATGAGCCTGTGAAACTAAATGAATCAACGGAAACTTCGCCATCTTGAAATACGATATTTGGACTATTGATGGTTAAAGTAGGTGCAGCGTTAGCACTTAAAGCAGCAGATAAAGTTACAGTAATATTATTGGAAGAGAAAATCTTTAATGCTTCAATAGCAGTTTTTACATCACCAACTGTAGCATTATAGGCAACAGGTGCAGAGTGTTCATTGCCAAATCTAAATCTGAATGAACCTGAAGTTAATACAGCAGCGTTAGTAACAGTTAGTGTCATAATTTGATTAGTTTTAGCGGCAGCAGGCATCAACATAATATTATTCTTCTGCTGAGTAAATTCGTAACATCCATTATGAATGCCTGCACTTGCACCAGCCCAGTTGTCTGAAAATGGAAGCACCAAATAACCGTTCTTGTCTTGAATTAAAGAATTTTTTAAATTTTTACTCAAAGTTTCCTCCCTTAAGACATCAACTCTAATGTGCGAATTGCCGAGGATGCCGTCGCCGTTTGGTGTCAAGAAATTAACCAATCCTGATTTGCCTAAATAGTCTTGTGAGCTCCACCATTTTGTATTTTCATTTGTACCGGCAGGTGAGGTGTAAACAAGAACAAACGGGGATGAGCCGACAACAGAGTCAGTTGGAAGCAAATATTGATTACTTGCTGATAACGTAGCAGAGAATCTATCTATACGCACTACATCTAAATAGCTATTTGCATGTACTACTTCTGAACCGAAAGAATGCTTGGCATCTTTTACTGCTGGATGTTGATCGTGAGAATCATAAACAATAGATGCGGTACAAGTCAAAGTGCCTGAACCAGAAACAACAGGAGAACCTGAAGCAACAGTAAATTCAAGGATTATATCATCAATTTGTGTCCAGTCTAAATCGGCACTAAATATAGATGAGTTTACAAGTGGCAAATAAAAAGTTTTAGTTTGCCCAGAAGTCATAGTATCTTGTTTTCCTCCTAAAAGGACATCTCTATCAAAGCCTAAAGTTTCTGCTGATAATGCGAATTGATCTCTATTAACATTAAGTAAATAATTAAACAACATAGAATCGTTATATAAAGTTTGCAACAATTCATATTGATTTCTGATTTCAATTTTTGAGAACCAGTGGAATATATCAGTTGGCACACCAGAAGCACTATTCATAGTAGCATCAAATCGTAGAGACAAATGATGGCAATTGCCTTTATTAAACGATCCGCGAGGAATCATAGTGCGAATACGAGTATTACTAGATAAAGTTGTACTTTGAGGCCAATCTGACAATGGCACAGTCTCAATAGTAGGTAAATGATATTGCATTTTTTGACTTTGATGATATGGCTTTATTACATTTTTAGTTAATTGTCTACCATCTTGAACCACCTTTTGGCTGACAACTGATTTCATTTGATGAGCCATATTGGTTTAGTTATGAATGAGTGTTTAATATAATAAAATATAAAAAAAATAAAAAAAATAAAAAATAAAAATAATAAATTACATTTTTCCTAAAATTGGTGGAACAATAATAACAGCACCAATAATAACAGCAATAATAACAAAGGGGTTCGAGATTAATCCTTGAATATTGCTAATGTTTGTTAATGTATTTTCACCAAATCTTTCACCAGCATCTATTAATTTGCCTGTAACATCCGTTATCTTATTCCAACCAGGTTTAACACCATCGTTATAAATATCACTTGCTGCACCCTTACTCCAAGACCAAGCACTACCAAATGCATCACCTATACTGTCTAGAAATGTCATTTTTATTTTGTAATTGTTTTTTTATAATTACAAAATATAATAGT